TTGCTGCGCTTAACTCCGCCCGAGCATCGGCAGCAGCCATAGGAGACGTGGCGCAAATCACTCAACTCGAGGTTGACGTGCTGAAAACCCAGAACACGCTCGACCAACTCCGCACTCTGCAATAAGAATGCTTCTCACCCTTCTCTCCAACCAAGGTTCAAAAAACAAGTTCTGGATCAAAATATCTGGAACTTGGAAGGAAGCGATTACTTGGATTAAGATTTCGGGTGTTTGGAAGCAAGCTGACCCCAAGATTAAAATTGCGGGAATTTGGAGATAAGAGGACCATTTTCATATGAGCTGCACCAACCCATACGTCGTCAACATTCCAGGCCCTCGCGGTCAGGCTGGAACGAACGGAACAAATGGGACGAACGGCGTTGATGCCTTCTCCTACACGACGGCTCAGTTTTTTGTCCCCGCTCTCGGGTCATCGGTCGTTGTTCCGTTAAGCAGCACTAGCTTTCTCCCTGAATCAGTCGCCGGACAGTTCTTCGTTTCGATTCAGGGTGTTGGGTACATGCAGGTAACGGATGTAACAGGACTCAATGTCACTCTTCTAAATCCTGCGTCTGGAGTTCTTGGAATTCCCAATGCGGTTCCTACGACATCAATTCCATCCGGTTCTCTTGTAACGCTTGCCGGAGGAGTTGGCCCACAAGGTGCGCCAGGAGTTTCTGGCGGTGCGCCGGATGGAGCTTCATACATCTGCCGGACATCGGACATAACTTTGACAAACGAGACAGCTCTCGACTCTTTGTCAGCCGGTTACATGAAGACAGCCGGATCTGGCGGTGCTGGTGCTGTCTCGACGGTTGCGACGGTGCCTGTCGGAGACATCAGCGGTACGTTGCCGATTGCCAAGGGTGGAACGAACCTAACGACCGCTCCACTCAACAAGATTCCGGTGGGCGATGGAACCACCTATCTCCAGAAGGAAATCGTCGGAACGGGTCCGATTGTCGTCACGAATTCGGCTGGAAACATCACGATTTCAGCACCTTCCATTTCCAGTTCGATGGCGCGTGAGTTTGCGTACATCGCTGGACCTAGTGCTTCACTGCTTAATAGCAGCGAAACTCAAATTTATGTAGGAACCACTTTAGATCAACCTACAACAAACGCTCAATGGAATTCTGCATCAGGTCAATATACAGCACTAAATACTGGATATTTTAAGTTCACAGTTTGCGCTTATGCGACAGGTGATTTGGTGATAAGGTTGAAAAAGAATGGAACTATTGTAAGCCATACTTATCAAAATACAGGGGACGGACTTGTTGTTCTTACGCATATTGAAAAAGTTGTCACAGCTAACACTGACGTTTTTGCAATTTTTGCTTATGTCCCGGGTCTTTCTAATTTAACTCTACGCGACCATTCTTCTTTTACTATCGAGCGCATCGATACACTTTAATCCATGAGCGAACGCGCACCACGCAGGTACACGGACGGATCTGTTACCTTTGAGGGTGGCATCGATGCTGGCGTGATGCCTTCCGAGGTGGAAAAGAATCAGGTTGCGTTCGCCGTCAATGCCAACTTCCGCGAAGGATTCGTCTCTCCTCGCCCCGGTTACGTTCAGAAAGACTACGACCTCTGTGTCAGTATCACCGCTGACAACGCCGAGATTACCGCAGATCAGACAAACGTGACGGCGGACGGTTGGTCAGAAGATTGCTACGGCCCTCAGGGTCTGACCGGAACTTTCCAATGCGCGCTGCCATACATCTCGGACGATGGACGTACGTTCATCCTGATGCTGATCAGTGGTAAAGTGTGGCTTTACGACTGCCTTCAGAATAAGGCGCAAAACCTCACGCTGTCCGCTGACCTAGAGAATCCTTCCAACCTGCTCGATGGCTGGATGGTTCAAGCTGAGAACTTTGTCGTTATCCAAGACGGCTTCAGCAAGCCGCTCATCTTTAACGGGACAAGCCTGCGTCGAGCTAAGGACGATGAAATCAAGTGCGGCAGAGTAATGGCCTACGTCAATGGCCGCATCTGGTACGCGCTGCCGAACGGCTTTTCATTCCGAGCAACAGACATCGTTTATGGAGACGGCACGCGAGCCAGCGTTCTCAAAGAAACCGAGAACACCTTCCTCAATGAAGGCGGTGACTTCGCGGTTCCGTCGGATTCAGGCGGCATAACGGCAATGGCCGTCCCAGGCAATCCAGACACATCGCTTGGCCAAGGACCGCTTCTTGTCTTCACGCCTCGCTACGTCTTCAGCGTCCAAGCTCCTGTAGACCGAGATGTTTGGAAGAACCTGAACTATCCCATTCAGGCTATCAGCTTGCTGACCAGCGGCGCGTTAGGCGCACGGTCGGCCATCACCGTCAATGGCGATGTCTTCTACCGAGCTATCGACGGCATCCGCTCGTTCATCATCGCTCGCCGGTCGTTCACCGATTGGGGCAACACACCGATCAGTGGGGAGATGACGCCCATCGTCGAGAACGATCAGACAAACCTTTTGTGGGCCAGCTCTGCGGTTGTCTTCGATAACCGTTTGCTGATGACCTCTCAGCCTCGTTTCAATTCAGAGGGAGTCATTCACAAGGCTATATCCGTGTTGGATATGGAGCTTATCACTTCGATGCGGAAGAAAGCTCCTCCAGCTTGGTCGGGAATCTGGACGGGCTTGAACATATTGCAGCTTGTTAAGACCGAGAACGCTTACGGAGACGCTTGCTTTGCGATTGCTCGCGGGTCGGACGACACGATCCAGATTTGGGAAATCACCAAGTCCGAAAGGTTCGACATGAACTTGAGTGCGACTCCCAAGAAGGAAATCGAATGGCAAGTGCAGACACGCGCCTACAACTTCGAGGTTCCGTTTGGTCTGAAGCGACTCGATTCCGGCGACTTGTTCATTGATGAGCTTGAAGGCGATGTCTCGTTCAATGTCACCTATCGACCGGACCAATATCCTGGGTGGATTGAGTGGATCGACTTTGCCGAATGCGCGACTGTTACGCAGTGCTTGGATCTTTGTCCGATTACGAACTTCAAGCCGCAGTACCGGCCAAAGATGCGCTTCCCGACTCCATCGGATTTGCCGTGTAACGCGACGATTAGCACTCCCGCTCGCAATCTTTACGAGGTTCAGGTCATGCTGACCATCATGGGGTATTGCCGGATCAAGAGTCTTCGAGTTCACGCCTACGACATTCAGGAATCGAGTGTTGGCGAGTGCCGGACGGTATTCCCTGCTTGCACACCGCTTGATGTCTGCGATGTCAATCCTCTGACCTACTCGTCGGAATAGCCTTACAATTATGCCAAACCTTACGCTTATCACGCTCACTCCGCCGAGTCTGCCGGTTGGATATTGTCCGCTTAATTACCAGACGTTGGCCAACGACATCGTCAGCGGCACTCAAGCGACGTTCAACAGCTCGATTGGAAACTCGTTCTTCAATTACGGAGCATCGACGCCTGCGCTAAACAATCAGGTTTATCCGTGGTTGGACGAGAACGGTGAGTGGTGGGTGCGCGTCAGTGGATACTGGGCGAGAAAGAATCCTATTCCGGCCAACGGTCCTGAACGGCGCATCTTCGTTGGCACTGCTGCTGATGTCCTAAGCTACGACGGTGGCGATGGAACCGCGACATCAACAAATGTGACTTCCGGCCCAATGTGGGAGGTTGACACAGCTTTCGATGCTCGATTCCCGGTTGGCGTTGGAGCGTTTGCAGCAAGCGGTACGGTGAATGTCAATGGAACGACGACAACCACATCTGTTTCTGGTGAAGACAAGCATACCCTGACTGTTCCTGAAACCCCGTTCAACGAACATACTCACGGCGTCGCTCAACTCATTGCCCCCGCAAACGACGATTACTACCTCGTCAACAAGTCATGGACTGGACTTGGTTCGTACCCGACACAGATCCTTCAAGGTGCTGCGGGAAGCGGTGGCGGCGGTTCTGGGCCGAGTATCACGACCGGAGATGTCGGAACAACGAACGCTGACAAGACTGGCAACGACAGTCAGAACGCCATCGGGCATAACAATCTTCCGCCATTTTACGGTGTTTACTTTATCAAGCGAACGGGCCGAGTCTACTACACCAAATGAAGCTTATCGTTCAGGACATCCGCTCGACAATCGCTCGGGTTATCGGCACATGTGTCGATGATCAGCGCGTTTACGACTACATCAACCAAGCGTGTCGAAGGCTTCTACACAAGGGGTTGTGGGCGGGTTCTTACGGACGATTCACCGTTTGCACCGTAGACGGTTGCATCACTTGGCCTCGTTCAATCGAAACCATCGAAGCCGTCGCAGACTGCTGCGGAACAGGATCTGTTCGCAATCAATGGTATGAATTCCAAGAAACCGGATTCGGACTCCTTAGCGGATGCAACCCGTGCGCGGGAAAACAGCTCGTTGATCGTGGTACTGTTGTTTCATATCGCGATATGTCTGGCGGCATCAATAGCTACATTCGAGTTTATCCT